GCATAGTCTTCACATCACCGCTGTAATCGAATGACCGGGACGCCCCTGAAGGCGCTGACTGTGATTTGATGCGCTGGCTGTATGCGGTGATAGCCATCAACGTCACGGCGTACACCTGAATCAGCATCAAATCGCATTCATCGTAGCCAGCCGCCTCCAGGCACATGCTGATACTGCCTAACTTGCACAGGTAGGCATCAATCATGAAATCCGGGACGGAGTAACCCAGCGCAGATAACTGCTGTTTAACCTGCGCCGCCGTTATCTGCACTGCCATGGTTAGTTATCCTTTTTAGTTGCGGCCGCCAGCGCTGCTTCTGCTTTATCTGCACGATCGTTTGCTGCAGCAAGCTCGGTAGAATGAGCGGCCTTCAACTGCTGCAGCGCGTCGGCATGCTCTTTGTCTTTCGCTTCAGCTGCATCCTGAGCTGTTTTCAGCTGCTCCAGCGCGTCATCCAGTTTTGGCTGCAACACAGAGGTGTCCGTACTTACCGGAGCGGAAGGAGTTGCCACTTCGAAGGTCAGCTTCTCGCCTTTCTTCTCGTTGGTTTTCTCCGCCTTGCCGCTGGCGATCCACTTTTCAGCAACGGAATCATCCACGTCATAAACCTGACCAGCCTCCAGTTTCTGGAAGCTGGCACCGGCAAAGAGGTTTGCTACCAATACCTTTACGAGTGCCATGTTTTTTCCTTAGCTCGAAGCGTGAATTACTGAGAAGTGACCGTTGATGTCCTGCTTGACCATAAGGCCAGCAGCACCCCAGGTGCGCCAGATGTAATCGCTGTTGTAGAACTGGCGCGGGTCGGCAACGGTGCCGAATGCCTGACCTACGATTGGCGCGATGACACCTGCAGCCAGCGGAACGATTGCGATTTCGTTGCCTGACAGCTCGGAGTCTTCTTTGATAGCGGAGATACCAGCCAGTTTTGCGATCTCTTCCAGCACGGTGCGCAGCGAATTCACATCGAAATACTGCTCCCAGTTCGACATGATTTCGCTGGATACATACCAGGTCTGCTGGCCGTACTGCAGGTTCTGAAGCTTCAGCACGTCACGCAGCGCAATTGCGCCAGCACGCATAGCTTTCGGATCGGTACTGGTCGCAAAGTTGACGGTCAGCGTCACCTGAGCAACGCGCTCATCGTGGCGTAAGCCCTTCCACGTTTTGCCGTCGAAGTTGATGTAGTTGCCCGCAGCATCGCGGAAACCTTCCCAGATGTAATCGACGTACTGACGACGCACGTCATCAACTGAGCCTGCCTGAGCATCAGCCAGTGAAGGCAATGCGGAGCCTTTGTTGAATACCGGGTCACGCCAGTTGAACTTGAAGCCGGAATCATGAATCGGAACCATGGTACCGTCGAAGGTGTAGCTCTTCGCGTCCAGAGCCGCACCAATCTGACCTGACATTGAGGTGTGAGCCCAGCCACGACTGCCGGTGCGAGCATACTCATACACGGACTCTTCCAGGCGTACAGAGCGAGCCAGAGGCATCAGGTCATTCAGCAGAGTGAACTCGGTGTTTGGCTCGAATTGGGCGAGCACAGTCTGATCGTAAGCGCGGTAGAGGCGACGGATGTCATCAACAGCATTGACTGCATCAAGCGCCGGAGCGTCTTCTGCTTCACCCCGCCACTGCGTGCGAGCCAGAAAGTCAGCGGCAGCCTGGGCACTGGCATTACGTGCAGCGGTCAGTTTTTTAAATTGACCAGAGTTTGCTGCGAGGTTGCCTGTCTCGGTCGCCTTTTTAGTGGAGAATACAAACATTCGGTGCTCCTTACTTAATAACAACGCGCAGGAGGTCACCTGCTGTCGCGATGGTGTATGGACGGTCTTCTTCCACGTAAGCGCGGACAGACTCGTCGGTTGCAACAGCTTTTACGCGACCATTGGCGATCGAGAGTGGCTGGCCTTTTGTGTAGGTGCCGGTTGCAGCTGGTACGTTGAAGAACACGCCCGGCGTTGGGTGCATCGCAACCACCCATTCGTCAGCAGCGATGGTGTCATCGACAGTTTTGCAGCGCAGGTAGTCATAGTTGGCGACATACAGGATCGCCTGCTCATTGCCGGCAACAGATGCGGTGAACTTCTTGGTTGTGTTATCGAAGAAGCCGATGGTGCCGGGCTTGGTGTCAGCAGCCGCGGCGCCTTCACGATGAAGTTGCGGGTTTGCAAAAATGCCACCCGCGTGAATTACGTGCTTTCCGTCTTTAGCCATCATTTACTCCGGCATTTCGCTGACTGATTGATTGGTTGCGGTCTGACGGAAAGAACCGTTCAGGCCGGTAGTGGTCTGGCACTGTGCATACAGGCCATCCAGCGCTGCACCATCGAGGGCATTGACCGCCAGATCGTCCAAGCCAAACTTCGCTTTCACGGCATTGCGCTTTTCGCCCTTTTCTTTGTCAGCGTTCGCGTTGATCTGGGTGTTGATTGCCGTCACCTGCTCACTCAGCAGCTTGGCCCAGCCCGGCATCTCTTCAGAGTTGGTCGCTTTCTCTTTGGCTTTCTTGTCGTCAGCCTCTTTCTTCTCCCGGACGGCTTTCTCTTCCGGAGTTTCTGTTTTTTCAGCGGCCTTTTCGGCTGCCATCTGGTTATATGCGTCCATCAGCTCCGCATCGGTTTTGCCATCAGTCGGCTTACCAGCAGCTTTAAGCGCGTTTACGATCAGGTCTTTCATCGGATTGTTTTCTCCGTTGGTTTTAATTTCGTACTCAGTAGGTTTGCGCACGACTTCTTGTGGTTCGCCGACGAATTGGGCTACGCCGTCATCATCGATGAGGTACTTCTGTTTGAAATAGCGGGTGTCATCCCGGTAGATGAAGGTGTCTGGCCACACTGTTTCAGGCCATAGCCAGCCATCATCTGTGCGGCCTTCGCGGAGCTTGTCGCTGATGGCTCGCTGGATATCGTCGAATGAGAAGTTTGAGGCGTTGGTGAAGTAGAATCGGGTCTTGTTGACCAGGCCTTCCTGGGTGCAGTTGGATGCAGACGCCAGGTCTACTGTTTCGGTTTCGACTTCTTCAGTGGAGTTATCCGCATTAACGAAGATGCCAACGCCATCATCAGGAGTCGCTGCGCCGGGTTCATCAAGAAGGATGGCCACATGGTCAAACCGCATGTTGCGCGCCACCCATGAGTAGCTCTTTCCTTTCGACTTGCCTTTGTTTTGCTCCCGGCTTAACAGCAGGCCGGTAGATACATGGATTGGTTCAGCGGCTGAGTTGGCCTGCATCTCTTCAATGCGGGTCAGCACGCGCTTGCCGTTCTCAGTAGCAGAGGCGTAGCGCTTGTTGATCTTCATATCCATGACGACACGATCGCCATCTTTTCGGACATTCTCAGCCCATGCCCCGACGTGGAATTTGTTCACCGCGCGAGGATTGCTGGCGCTGACATACTCATTCCCGATCTTCGGGTGCTGCAATGGCATTGGGTTACCCTCAATGCTCATATAGCTTTTGTTAATTTCCGCCGCCGGGTACAGGCCGCCATTCATGACAACGTCATCCACGACAGGCACAACGCCACGAATGACGATATGCTCGTCACCGTCGATGGTTTCGGTTGAGATGTTTGCAGCATTGATGGCGAGGGATTTAACGTGGATGCTGGATAGCTTCACGTTGCGTCCTCATTAGTGGATTTCAGGCAATAAAAAAGGCCGCCGTGGCGACCTCTGTTAAACGTGGTATTTTATTTAAATTTAAGCTCTTTCTCGGCATCTTTAACTACAGCATCTATGAGACCTTTAACTATTTTCGACATGTCGCCGTAAGCCAAAAAATCAGGAAATCCTTCTTCATAAACGCTGTATTCTGTATCTTCATCTTCTTTAAAAAAATCTTTTAACAGTTCACGAGTGCATCGGCTCAATGAGATTGGCGCCAGTGCATGAAAACGACGAAGTTGTGCTTTTAATTCATGATAACGAGTCCAATCAACCTCACCTGGTGGCTCAGGTTCAAAATGATTATTCGCTTCATACTTTCTCTGATATAAGTCAGCCGCAAAACTGTAAATAGCCTTTATTTCGAATAAGCTATCTAGAAGCTGATTGTAAGCAGCATGTTTTTTCTCCCACCATTTCTCATAGTAAAAACGGTGCAAAGCCCAATAAGCTGTAATACCAGCGGCTACTGCGCCGGTCCCAATAGGCACAACAAGAGATACAAAAAATGAACCAACCTCTGCTGGAGTCACGCTCATGTAATGGTCGCCGAATATGAAAAAGTGAGCGATTTATATCATCTAACCTACTTCTTTTGCCACGTGACTCGCTCTTTATCCAATTTTTCCACCAGCCCGCGATTAACTACCTTGCCGCTATCATCGAGGATGACCGGTATCTGGCTGCAGTAGCAGTGATAGCGGTTACCATTCTCGGCGTAGAAGGCTTCAACCTCTTCGATGGTGTAAGTCCTGCCATGCCTGGCTGCGTGCCACGATCGCGTTGTAGGTTTGAGAGCCGACAGCCAGAGGACTGCAGTATTCAGCCCTAACCGTTCACGCGCCCAGTCTGCTTCCTGCCATTGAGCCTTACGCAAAGCTCCGACCTGCTCGGTCTGCGCCATGTTCTTGGCTCGGGCCATTGAGACGTCGAGCCGCTGGCTGATGATGCGTGCTGTTTCTTTTGGGTTGATGCCACGACCTATCGAATCGGCTATCACATTAGCTAGGTCACCACGTGCCCGGTCAGACTCAAGCAGCCAGTCGCTGTACGTCGATACGTACGCTGCTGCCACCTGATTCTGGTATGCAGCCGAACTGAGTAGCTGCTGAAGCGTAGTCTGCTGCTCGTAGATGTGCGACTGCACCGACAGATTGGTGAAAGCCTGATGAGTACCGCGCTCATACTCCGCAGCAACGTACTGCAACGCCCATAAGCTGTTACTGCCGCCTTCCAGCAGATAATCATCAAGGATGAGCTGGACACGCTGCAGCAGGTCAGCCAGTTGGAGTGCCGACATGTCGTAGATGTACGCGCCGGCATTAACCTGATAAATCACGTCGCCATGCACCGCATAGCTCTGCGTGTTGCTTGCCCTCTCCTGCCCGGTAAGGCGCTCATCAAATAGACTCTTCAGCGCCAATTTAATCTGGTAGTAGCGATTCTCGATGTCGCGGAACATTCGGTTAACAGGCCGGGCGGATTGCGTCGGATCAGCTTTGTTGCGGGGTACTATTGGCGTCCCGATTCGGGTTTTCGCTGTCATCGTCATCTGTCAGCGGGTCCTTATCGGTTTGTTTGGCTTCAGGGTCGGGTGTTGCTGTTTCTTTAATTGGCTCAAGCTCACCGGCCGCGCGTATCTCGTTCACCTCTACTGCCGATGTGCCGAATGCCTGCTGCGTCTTCTGAGCTACGTCAGCCAGCGCCTGCATGTTGGCGATCTTCTCTTTCTCACTTGGTGCCAGAAGATCAGACCATGCCAGCGTGACCTCTCCGGTTGAGGGTGGGTCGATGATGCCTATTGTCCAGAAGCGCTCTATGAGATGCGTCACCACGTCACTCATGAAGCCCCATCGGCGACCATTGCAACGCGTAGCCCACGCCGTTTTGTCTTCTTCAGAGGCAAGGTTGCCAGTCTGCTTACCAAACAGGATGTTGAACGGGCATTGAATCGTTGCGCAGAACTGGTTAGCTGAAACTGTCCAGCTCGGTGTCGGGTCAGCTGCTGCAACGGAGAGCACTGAAGTTTTACCTGACTGCGTTACTAACGCCGAATCGGTGCCGCTATTAAGTTTGCGAACCTTGTCATTCATTGCGTCGCCGAGCGTTGCATATCCGGCCTCTTTTGCCGATTTGGCAATGGCAGCCATATCGGTTTGAGCATCGAATTCAGTAGCAAGCTGACGGCTGGCATTCTTCAGGAATCCTTCAGCGCTACCGCCCTTCGTCTTCTCGATGTCGAGCAGGTCGTTATAGCCGGCTTCAAGAAGGGGAATGCCCGAGAGAATGTTCTCGTCCTCAGAGCCCTCGCATAACAGGATGATGCGATCGGGATGAACCTGAACCGCGCGCGGGCTGCCAGTCGCTTTATCATCACCAACCGGCTGCTCGTTAAAGTGATAACTGACCGGCTGGCCGTAGGTTTCGGAGTGTGTGTCCACATCCGTATTGCCAGGCGTGATCTGCGCTTCCCATGCCGGGATTAGCTTCACCAGAGCTTTCGAGCCAAGGCGCTTAACGACCGAGATATCTACCGGCTCACTCCAGTCCCGGTTATCCCTGACCTGAATCAGCAGAGCTGAGTACCGGCCAACCATATTGCGACGGTCGGCATCTTTAATCTTCGCCCAGTGCTTTTTCATCAGCTTGGTGACTGATTTTTCCCATTCCGTTGTTTTGGTGGATTCTCGGTCTTCATCACCGTCAATAATTGTTGGGTTATCAGTCCAGCAGGAGTCCAGAAGCTTGTGTACGGCCGCGAACCCAGTAGAGCCGCGACGGTACTGCCGATAAAAGCTTTCGAAGGTAAGCGCCTCAGGATAGCCAAATTCATCCCACAGCTTTGTTCTCTTGGTGTTGCCATTCATGCCTGCGTAAAGCATGCGCTGGCGCCCTATAGCATCAGTAAGGGCGTTAACGAGGAATTGCGCCTCGGTTGTTAATTCACTCACTGGTGCTCCTTAGAAGAAGATTGCGCCGACTGACTTGTGGTTGTTCTTCGCAACAGCGAAGTAGCGGAACCCATCGGAGCCGTGTGATGTGTGGTCATGCAGTGGCTTGTCTTTCCAGCATCCCCGCTTGTCGTCCCACTCTTTGCGATAGCCTTCGAGATGGGTGATGCCTTCAGCACACTTATCTTCGTCGAATACGCATTTAGGCAGGATTTCACGAACAGACTCAATACCGGTATCAACGCCAGTTTTCGGCACCACTTTGAATGTCATGGAATACGTCTGGCCGTCGATTTCGTAGCCTTCCCGAGCAAGCTCTTTGCGGGATTTGGCATCAGAACCGAATTCACGGTTTTCGATATCGTGCGGCCCCCAATGTTCACCGTATTCATAACCTCGTTCTTTCAGCACCTTCATATAGTGGCGCAGACCTTCACCTGAGTTTTCGTAGTAGTCGATGACGTGAAACTCTTCACCAACTTCGCGCACGAACCAGATAGCCGTTGAGTCGCCCACACCAATATCCCAAAACGTGTGAACCGGCAGGTGTGAGTTATCAGGCAGGGTGCCAATGCGTTTGTTGGTGTATAGCCAGCGGAACTGCTTGGCATAGTAAGCACCTTCAACGGATTGCTGGAATGCTTCAGCGGGGATAGTTGGATATTCCCGCTTCATGTCGTCGCCAAGCGTTTTCTCTTTGGCGAAGTACCAGGCTTTCTGGCGCTCGTTGAGAATAACGCCGTGCTTGGCTTCCATCTCATCGAAGTAATCAACCAGGCGCTGCGGTAACGCCTCTACCGGGTCGATTGTGTACTGCGGATTCTTCCACCAGGAGAAGAAGAAGAACTTCCAGTCCAGCGGTGAAAGCTTCTTGCCCTGCAGGGCGGCCTTTTCAGCAGTCTGGCAGTAATCGAAGAAGTAACCCGCTCGCCCCTCTGCTGTGCTCTCAATGGTAGTGAAGCAATCGCTGGATACCGCTTCAAAAGCACCAGTGACAATCTCACGGGCTTTGTCGGGGAACTTGGCGCATATCTTCCCGAACTCGGAGACGTGCAGGAAACGCAACGTGCCGCCACGAAATGACGTGCTGACGTAGAGAGAGCCGCCCTTTTTGAATACCAGCTCGCCTGCTGAATCATTGCTCGCCGGATTGGCTGCCCTGATTTCTGCCGGCAGCCGGTCGTAGGCGTATTTCACCTTCTCGCGAAACAGGCGCCTGGCATCGTTCAGAGTGTGAGCAATCAATGCGCATTTGGCAGATTCGAAGAGAGCCGCATCAAGCTGGATAATGCAGACCTCAGTCGTGAAGCCAAGCTGACGTGCCTTGAGGATGATGTTGCGAGTGTGGATGCCTTCAAAGTATTCCCGCTGTTCTGGCGTCATCCGGAATCGCTGAGGCTTACCCTCTTTGTCGGTGATCCAGTACAGGTTATTCAGCCGCCAGTCTTTATCCGATAGCAGCTTGAAGTGCTCAGGTTTCATTAAGCCCCCTGAGACAATGAATCCATCAGGTTAGACAGGTCATCGACCGTCTTATTGCCCTCCTCGCTGTCGAGGTTGTAAGCCTTACGCTCGGCGTTGATTACCTTAATCTGCGCGTCGACACCGGCAGTGATAGAGCGTGACATTGATGCGTGATTGTCTTCGGTGATTTCAGCATCCTCGAGGAAATCGCGGAGCTTGTTGGTAATGCCACGCCATGCCGCTAACCCCTCACGGTGAGCCAGTACTACTGAGGCCGCCTCATCTGATGCCTTGTCAACAATTTGGGCATCAGTAACCACTGGTGACTGGTTACCGCCGCTGGTTACCGATTTGGTTACCTTGGCTTTAACGGCCGCTCTGACTTGTTCTGTCAGGTCACGTTGCCAGCCTTCTTTGCTTGCTCTTTTGAGGATGGTGGCATGGTTAACGCCATGCTTTTCACCAATCGCCCTTACTGACATCAAGCCAGCCCGGTAAGCCGACTCGATGGCCTCCCAATCTGGTGACGCCATTAACTCATCTCCACTTAACACAAACATTTAAAATAAAATCATTACTTAACAGTAAGTTAAAAAATATTTTCGTTTTTATTAAAAAGCCGATTCCTTATCGTAATTGCACTCTCCTTCAAGCAATCCCGCTTAAGGAAGCCCTTGAGGAGAGGCTATGAAAACGATATTCACATTTCTTTCAATAGTGATAATTTGCGCAACAGCATTGTTGATGAAAGAAAGCCAGCTGTATGCATGGGAAGCGGTTTTACGAGTAGTGCTGGATATTATTCTGACATTAAAAGTTAGCTAGACCTTGCAGGAGCGGTTCACATTAAGCCGCTCCTGTTATCTATTCCAATTCGCATTCGGGGTTGAGACCCTATTTTTCCATTAAAAAACCGCCCGCAGGCGGCTTCTATTTTAAAACTTCAATTTCCCGTATTCCTCTCTAGCAGCTTTTCTTTTTTCTTCAGCCAGCCTTACGCGTTCCTGTTCTCTTCTTTGTGATTCTTCATGAGCTGCAACAATTTGGTCATCAGTTTGTTGGCAGAGGGCGTTTAAAGTATCAATCTGATACTGAATCTCATCCATAGCGCTATTGACGATTATATTCTTTCCAGAGAGTTCAACTGCTCTTTTCCCTGAGTCCATCAATTGCTTATGCAGGTGCCTGAACACAGTATTCCATTGTAAATTTGGCACGTGATCAAGAACAAGGTATCTAGGGCCTTCACCTATTTCTGAACTACTCAAATCCATATTAATATTGATTATTTTCACTGAATCACTCCTTACAGGATTTTGAGCAAACAGATTACCGCTAGGATTAATCCGAGTGAAGCAATTTTATCTCCCAATGTCGTGACGCTTCACAGCGGGGCTAACCGTTGTTCCTTGTCGGAGTATTCATCATCAGGCGCACTCGCAAATGCGCCTTGTGATGGTCACAAAAAAGCCCCCGTGAGGAGGCTTTATAATTTATGACTTGAAGCCACGCTTACCGTGGGCTTTGCGCCATCCTTTAACAGCGGCGACAATCTTGACAGGAGTTGCGTCCTTGTCTGCGCTGTCAAAGATCAGGTCAGAACCTTCAGGATGCTCACTTACCGAAATGAAGTTTTCAAGAAGCTGGTCCTGATGAGCCTCACCGTCTTTAGCGCTACAGATTTCACTCACAAGCAGGGTGAATTCTGCTTCCGTGTAGTCATGAAATTTAGGTTTTAGCTTCATGATTGATGCCTTTCTTTTCGATGAAAATCATCTTACTCCTTTTGCACCTACATTCGCTTAATCTTGAGCACATCATAAGGCATTAGGTATAGGTATACCCAAGCGACAGCTAGCTGAGCAACATCTATAAGATTTCATTCAATTCTGGCTACACATCCTGATAAAAGTCAGTGCGCGCTTAACTTAATTTTTAAATTAATCTGATGTTTATCAGACTTACACGTTCGAATAAAAAAACCCGCCAAAGCGGGTTTAGTTTTTTCATAGCGGGAAGTAAATATCATTTCCCTAAGTGATAGTGCAAAACTGTAATCTCTGGGACGTCAGCCGGCTTAACTGGGAACTTCATTTTCGCAAAATTGTTCAAAATACCACCAACAACCCTTTGGCACTTAGATGGGTCGTTATTTTCATCAGCCCAGAATCGCACAGGTTTACTCTCTCCGTGTCGCTGCTGAACATATACAGTGCATTCACCACCGTCAGAAAGGTCTGCTTTCATTAGTTTATACGTTGGTACATCAACTGTGCCGACTTGGTTTATATACTTCTGAGTGTTGCTATTAACCTCACTCGCATGCTTGTTAGGGTTGCCTGTAACTCCCCCCGTATGCTTAGCCTGACACCCAACAAGCGCCACTACCGCCAGCGCAAATAGTATTTTTTTCATCGCTTACTCCCTGTTGAATAGTAAGCATCTTATATCATATTGTTACATAGCTTAACAGGGAACTGCTAAATGCTGCGGCAAATTTGTTATCGCCATATTCATTACAATAAAAAACCGCCCGGAGGCGGCTAACTGTGCGGTAGCATTTTAAATTACTTTTGCTTTATTATCAGATTTCCATCGATTAAGTTCATCAAATGTAAACCATTCTGTAACAACGATATTTGTTGATGAAGCACATGCCTTAGTCATATGCTCAGCAGAACGCAGGTCAGGATGAACCATCCATACAACCGTATCAGGCCCTACTGAACGAGGAAACTTAGCTGACGCCACACGCCTAATTGTCACTCCATCAACCTGAAACGGGTCTGTTTGCGCCAGAGCTTTCGAGAAATCTTCACCCAATGAATCATTAATGTGGCCAGATCGAATATATTGTATTTGCGCAACAGTAATAAGCACTTCTCCACCGATGCTTTTAGCTAAAGCGTGAGCCTTCCGAAATCCCGTCAAAATCGCATTTTTCTGATTTTCAAGTGAATCAACACCGTTTACAACTGAGTGAGTGATGAACCTTGCCATGTGGACCTCCCTATCTAATTTATCCCCAATATTACATATAACAACAGTCTTGGTGTAAGAAATTTTCGGCTGCTTTTAATGTATTAATGCCTTATCCGACATAGACTAATTCAGACATTGCTCTCTGACGTACTGCTGCAGCCCGGCTATTTGCTTTCCGGCAACTTCGATTCTATCTCTGAGGGT